AAAGATTCAATTAAACTCTTTGCTAGTTATGATAAAGATGATGACGGATTTAGTTTTGGGGATCGGACGATGATTCCACGAGCTTGGGTAAAGAGGATTCAGAAGATTTAATGTCTGATGACTCGCCTTCGACAGTTTTCGCTTTTAAAAGCGGTTCGTAATCTGATAGAATTTGTTTCATTTTATTTTCTAGTTCTGCTTCTGATAGGTCCTCTAACTTTCCTGTTTTTATTATTTTCCGGTCTATGTATAATCCTGCGGCTTTTCCTCGGTTTGCTTCAGCATTTACCGCAGAGGAAAAACTCCCTTTTTTCAAAGCTGCTTCTCTCAATCGAGCAAGCTCTGCAACATGACCCTCATAAGTAACTTCATGTTTTTTTAATCTTTCTTCTTTTAGCTCACCGATAAACTTCACTACAAGCGGAGATAATCTTGGATTGCATAATTCAGACCCTTCTTGCCTTGCTCTTTTTGGAGAATATCCCGCCTTAACTGCCGCCTCCGTTTGTGTCAAAGGTCCATTTTCATCACCGAAAACTAAAAATTCTGCAAACCTTTGTTGCATTTCTGTTAATCTTTTTGGTACACCCATAATTGACTTTTTAGGGTAACACCCGTATAAAGTCAACAATGAAAGTTTATAATCGAGGACCTAACGACTTAGAAGAGAGAATAGAACATTTAAAAAAACAAAAAGCTACACTACAAGACACCATTGATGGTTATAAAATGTTGATTGAAAAACAAAAGAAAGAGATTTGGCAGCTAAAACAAATAAAAGCAGAAAATGAACAAAATAAAAATTTAGTTGAAGGCTATAAAAGAGTAATAGAGGATCTTTCTAAAAATGTTCGTTAAACACTTACAAGAATATTTAGATAAATTTACTGAGGGTGCTAATGGTATGAGAGGCAATGCTGTTAGTAACGCAAGAATTTACATTATGACTAGTAAAGGTTATTTAGAAGAAATTAAAAGAATTGAAGTTCATGAAAGCAACAACCCAAAAGATACGTCAATAAGAGTTGTTTTAAAACCAAATAGAGAGGAAAAATTAATACTACCTCCAGGATATATTAAAGATTACTAAGGGCATGGCATGTAACACTACCACGCCCCTAGACTCATTTTAAAGAGGTAAGTCTATTTCAGAATTAGAGTTTTTCTCCTTTCTCCATTGTTCAAACTCTTTTTTATCTTTCTCCTCTTTATCCCATTGAGTTCTTAAAACTTCGTCAACTGCATTTTCGATTTTTTTAAGACCTTCTTTAGTATCAACCAAAGTAATTATTTTTTTAATTAAATCTAATTTATCTTTTTCCATCTTTCTTACCTCCTTTCTTATTTTGTTTTTATTTTTGCAAATACAGGCACTAGAGCTTAGAAACAATCTGAACAATATTCTCTGTTTGATGTGCTTTGGTTCCCATACAAATAATTATCACATTTCTTTGCTTTGCAAATAATTGTGCCTTTCAACATTCTTTTTTTCTTTTCTATGTCTTTCTGTTTTATATAGTCTTCTATACCTTTATAATCTTTTGCTTTCATTCTAACCCCCGTTTTTCACATTCTTCACATATTAAATCAAAATCAATTTCATTAATATCTTTCATTGTGCCATATAACTGAACATTTTCGCATTTTGAACAAATGTCAAATCCTTGCATTGGGTTGTCTTTCATGATTTGTTTTTGTTGTTCTTCACTTAATTTCATTCTTCCTCACTTTCTTTCATAATCCATTCACAATTATTAGTATAAGTTGAATTTGGATGTTTATCTTTTATTTGTATATGCTCACATTCAAAGCAACAATAGTCATTTATAAAATCACATTGATCACAATCTTTATCTGGTTTTATAAAATCTAAGTCTATATATTTCATTCTTCCCCACTTTCTTTTGTTTCAACTATATCTGACTTATCAAACTCTAAAGTATCTGATATTCCATTTCTAGTTATTGTAATTGTGGTATCTTTCCATTCATCTTCAGAAATAACCACACCTTTTATATCAACGATATATTCTTTTGCCATTTTTCTTTTTCCTTTCTAACTTTAATTTATATTTATTATAATATACACCACCTACACAACTCAAGATATTTTTTAAGGTTTGTTTCATGAGCCTTTTTACATTATCTTGAGTTGGTAAGTTTTTTTTCATTTTTTATGTAATATTCTCCGACCATAAGTAATTAATATCCTTCCCATCCTCTCCACATTTTGGATCTGCTATTACTAGTCTTAATTTATTAACATTAATTTTAGCATTCAGTATTTCAGAAATCCAAGAGTCTGAGTCTAAATGGTCATAAGCATTTGTAAATTTTTCAACTTGCTTAGGAGTTACACTACAATGACTTTTTTTAAGATCATCAATATAAGTTCCTAAAGACCAAAGTTTTTTCTTTACAGATGTAGAAGACTTTAAAACATCTAAACAATGATTAAGTTCCTCCTTATCCATTTTCTTTCTATCAACTAATGCATCTTTCATATCATCAATTAAATGTTGAATTGCAACTTCAATACAATTGATTTCCATTGGTGTGAACGTTTTGTTTTTTTCTTTTGTCATTTTATATCCTCCATATCCTTTCATTAAAATTTGGGTTTCTCCACTCATAGCCAAAACCATTTTCTGCATCATCCATATACTCTTCCAAATTGTTATAATTTTTATATGAGATAGACAGATCACAACCATATTCAATATTGTTGTAAATTTGTTCAGTACAAATTATTTTTTTATCATCTCTTAAAAAGACATGATGCCAAAAATTACCACAACTACTAAAATAATCTAAAAATTTAAAAGTATTTTTAGGAAATTTATTTTTAAGATGTTTAAGTATTTGTTTTTTTGTTTTCATTTCTTATCCTTTCTTAACTTTGTTATATGCTTTATCTATTGCTTTGATTAAATTATCAAAAGAAGATTGAGGTAATTCCTCAATATCTTTTGCATATGGTTTTAAATCTTCATCTTTTTTCATATCTAAAACAACTTTGTCTTTTATTTCTTTGTTTGTTAATTTACTCATTCTTTCTCCTTTTTGTTTTTTCTATCATTTATAGTCCTATAAATTATATTATCAAGCATTATTTTAGTCTATTTTAGAAGTTTTTACATAACAAATAAAACAAACAATAATACCTTCATCTGATAAATAAAATTCTTGTTTTTTTATTTTTTTATTACAACATTTACATTTCATTTTTTCTCCTTTCTATTTTTGGACCACTACCTGGAGTTGTGTCCAAGAGCTTGGACACAACATATAGTATTTATTATTTATCCTCCTCAACATCCACAATCATAGGAAAAGTTTCAACATCCCATTTATTATTTGATTGTTTTTCTATTTCTTCTTGATCTAATTTATTGGCTTGTTTTATTGCATCATCTTTATTTTTTGCGTCTACATATATTTCGTGTCCATAACTTGTAGACATTATTATTTTATATTTTTTCATTTATCTTCCCCCTCTAACTTTTTTATTATCTTTTGCCATTTTATTTTCTCCTTTCTATTCGTATCTTAATATTTCAATGTCTTGCATCATTTCATCAACATTGTATTTTTCGCCAACTGACATTCCTTTTAAATCTTTGACTACATCATCTCCATAATGATATTCATCAAAAAATTTAATTGGATCGTCAACAGTATAAGAAGAGGGTGTGTTTGCATCCCCACACCAACGAACAATGAAAAATTTCATTCCTTTTAAATCTTTCACTAATTCTTCATAAGTTGGTTGCGGTTCTTCTTCTAATGGTTTTAGATGTTTAAAATGAATTAATTGTTCATCAGTTAAGCCATAATATTTTTTTGGATCTACCGTAGACCTCATGCATTCTGTAACATAAGGATCTGTTATAAAAAATTCTTCAAAATTAAATCCCTTTGTTCCACTTTGATTAGTTAATATTTTAACCATTTTCTTTTATCTCCTTTCCATTTTCAAAATAGTATTTTGCATTCTTCTTAATACTATCTTGAATTGTTTTAT